AATTTGATACTATCATTAACCTATCAACGCATAGCTCCGCGACTTCTTCTGGAGTAAATCCTCGGTTATTAGTAGTTCGGACTCCGACGCTACCAACAGACATTTCAAACGGCATATTCATCTAAAGTTCCCATCCCTGTAACTATCGCCTTTGCTGGCGGCATCAATAACGGACAACTGTTGTAGCGCAGACTCATATCGCTCTCTGTATGACTGCATAACGTCAGGATCGCCCTTCATAAACGTGTACGCCTCTACCAAGGAACCATAAAGAAGTACAGTATCAGCGTTCTCACCAAGCCAAGACGTGCTTGTAGTAACAATAGACTTAGGCTCAAAGTAGTAATGTAGCTCTACGGTATATGTAGCATTAGGCGTTGGACCTATAATAAAGTGTCCGTCTGTAGCCGCTGTTATAGCGTCACCATCAAACTGTCCATAATACTTCGGAACGCCTTGAGTAGCAGCTACAGGGTACGCTTCCCGCATAAAGTTAACGTCTTTCTCTAGCAAATACGTGTATGCTGCTGTGACAGGATCAACGATTGCTAGAGAGAATACCGCTAAGAAATCAGCAGGGCGTTCTAGGTATTGGTTCCCTTGAAAAAGAGTACCCGTACTGTTGGACCTGACTTCGGGTATAGTAACAGTACGGAATATACGTTGCTCCGCTTGCTGAACAAACGTAGGGATCATAGAGACAAATGTTGCCTCTGTGTTCTCTGTATAGTCTTTTATAGCTTGCGTAAGCTCAGTATAATTCATCAGACAATCCTATATTTGCCCCCACGAGCCTTGCCCATTCCTCTGCACACACCACCACCACTACCCATCTTATCTATTTTACCGCCCTTGCTTCTTTTGCTTGCGGCCAGCTTAGACAGGTTTTTCTTGCCTTTTCTAATAAGAAACTGATCAAAGCTCATTTGATCTGACGCAGGGCTGTCAAAAAACTCTGTCCGTAAGTCTTGAAGTTCTATATCCAATTCTTTCATCTTGCCCATAAATCTAATCCTCGCTATACAAGTTGTCGAATATTTGCGTTACATCTAGCGTGTAGTCTAAATCAGATTTAGAATAATGTATATGCTGTGACGGCTTAAAGTCTGGTGCGCCTTCACCTGTCTCAAACCACGCAGGGTGTGTTACCCGTACCCTATTGTTAGGTAACGCCACTATATTGCCTGTCCACTTACCCGCATCTAGTAGCTGTAGTACATGCGCTTGTTTATGCTGTGCAGGGTCATCTGCTACATCTGTGTCGGTATAGTCTACAGTAAATAGGTACTTAGCAGGAAAGAACCCTCCTGCGATCTTAGCCATCCACGGGCAAGGTGATGCCCTGTCAAGCGTATATACCGCATGTGTATGCGAAGGGCAGTCCCAAGGCTGGACTTCGTGAACTGCCATACCCTCGGGCCACTCTTCAAATGGTTCATCAGCTACCAAGGCAGTTATGGGCATCCTAGCCCACATAGCCCCACCATGCACATTCTCATCGTCTGTATCGTCCGCCTCACACCCCGTAAAGATAATCTGAAAACTCAGGCATCTGTTGGGCATCGTAGTAACAGCAATAACCATAGCATGTAGAAATTCGCCGTGGTAACGCTCATGATTGACCGTATACTCACGACGAACCCAACACTTAAAGTGCGGTATATTGCTTTGTAGGTAGGGCATATTATCCCATTGGTCCTCTTGCCATTCTGCCGCTTCGTTGCGCGCCAGTACCGCGTACTAGAGTTCCGCCTTTACCCATCTTTTTTGTTAGCTTACCGCCTTTGGCGTAGCCCTTCTTCATCATCTTGCCGCCGCCCATCTTTTTGGTAACAGCACCACCAGCCTTCTTCTTAGCTACAGCGCCACCAGCTTTCTTCTTGGTTACAGCGCCGCCTTTAGCCATACCTTTTTTCTTCATCGTGCCGCCATAGGCTTTTTTTAAGACTGAATCAAAAAATGCTTGCGCCTTTTTTCTGTCTCTTTCCTCTTTTGGATTTGTACCCCCTCGGGCAGAATCGGTAGCCATCATATTAGCAGTTTCTTCTGCTCCAAAACGAGAACCCTTATTTCCGGTAGCGCCAGAAGCGTTCATTCGCTTGGTCATACCGGGAGATTCGCTAACGCGCTTACGTTTTGCTGCTAATCTCTTTGCGTCTTCCCGTGTTACGGGCCTTTTAGATGTTTTAGGTGCCATGTCCAAGTCTCCTATGGTGTGTTAGCCGTACCGCCCATACCGCTGTGGTTTACGCAGTAATAGTATAAGGTTGGTGCGCTGTTAGCTACAGTTATCTGGACATACGCGCCAGCCTGTCCAGCCGTTCCCGATGTGGTTACGCCTGTAGTGTACTCAGAACCACCACCATGCGTACCGTTAGCCGTAGTGCTAAAGCGCAGTGGGTGGCTACTATTAGAAGAAGCAGACTGATCGAATCGGAAGGTAGAACCTTCTGCAATACTTATTGTCGGACTAACAACGCCATCTATGTAGAACTTATTACCCGTGCCGTATGGGTTAGTTCCAGAAGCTACTGTTACCGCAAATATGTTTGTAGTTACAGTAGTAGCGCCTGAAGCGCCTGTACCTGTTATGCCTGTAACTGAAACGTCAATATCGTCTCCCGCAAGTACACTAACAGTACCTATAGAACCAGACGCTGCTACGCCCGTGACAGTGTTACTTTCTGGTACGGGAATGTCTAAAGTAACACTACCTACTTGTCCTGTTAAGTGAACAAGGGTGTGCCCTACAGGGTTCCAACCAAATAAACCACGTCCGGGAGAAGCATCGGGCCTTGGATCAAGCAATGATTGTGGGTCAACTACTCGGATGCGTCCTAAAAAGTTTTGTGGTTGATCTGGATCAACTACATCTTTGCCAACGCGAAACCCTGTACGATGCCCGTCTTGGAACTCATATACAAGGTCTTCTAATGGGTATCTAAACCCTGTCCGGTCACATATACCGTATGCGTGTTTACCAGACGCGTAGCTCATCTCATACCACCATGAAAGGTTTGGAACGGTACAAATATAGAAGACGCACGTTCTTGATCCTCGTATGCCGCTAGCTTGAATTGATACTCATACTCTTCTCTAAGAGGCACCGCCCTAGCCGCAGCTTCAGGTTTTTTCATAGCTACGTGAAACGCCAACCCTGATACAAGTGCAGGTACAAACCGTGGAGGTATATTGCTTGTCTCTCCTCCAACACCTGACGCAAGGCCATCAATACCCTTGAGGCGAAAGTACAGTAGTTGATAAGTCTGTGTAGTGTCCGGTGTAGGCCACAGTGTAAATTTTACTTCGGTAGGTAGTCGCTGCACGTATATCTGCGTGGGCCGTCCTACAGTGTTCTTGTTAGTCTGCTGTGCATATGGAGACACGCTAACACGCTGTAAAGCTGTATCTATTTGATTTGTACCTGTACCAGTACGTAGCTGATGCTCAATAATATCTATAGTATCTACGGGCATACTATAATCTATTTGCCCTGCGGTCAGATCGACAGTGCCAGAGTCAATAGTAAACAGGTTAAGGCCCCTGTTCTGCCACTCTAGGGTTAATATATTGAGACTACGACGGATAGTACGTAAGTCATACCCAGATTGCATCTGCAAACCAGCCCGTTCAAAGGCTTCTTCAAACAACTCAGGTAGGTCAGGTACGACTGTAGCCATTATTTAGTCCTCTTCTTACCACTAGCAGTAGTAGACCATTTTACACGCTTAGGCCCAGTTTTCTTTGTAGCCTCGGACTTAGTTATCTTAGACGCCACTTTCTTAGGGCGACAGGCAGGGTAGGGACGCTTGGACTTGCCTTTAGCGGATTTACGTCCGCAGGCTTTACCCGTCTTAACATCGGTCCACTCTTCACCGAACCATTTGCCAAGACCGCCTTTACCCTTTTTTGGTGCTTTTGCCACGTTTAGCTACCTTATTGTTGCCACCCGACCAACTGCCACCCTTGGACTTGTACCATTTGGAAGCCCAAGCATTTGCATAAGCGGAAGGGTAGACCTTAAACTTGCTTTTAGCTGCGGACTTAGCTTTCGACCACAGGGCTGCATTTGAAGGTTTTGCTTTAGACATATCGCCCTCGTGTCTTACCTCGCATAGCGAGGCCATCTATTTTGCCACCACTACGCATTTTAAGTATACCACCCTTAGCGCCTTTAAATACACCCTGTTGCTGTTGTTGTTTAATTAACTCTTCTTCTCGTTCAATGCGCTCACGTTCAAGACGTTGAGACTCTTCAAACAGACGCTTCTCAGTCTTTTTGTTTTTGCGACGATCTTGTGCGGCCTGTGTATCACGTTTTGGCATAATCTATCCTAACACTTCCAGCGTCTTCTAGCCTGTCTTAGACGGCTATTAGGGTCTTTTGCTGCTTTGGGAAATTGTTTCATCTGTCCAGCAGAACGAGCGCAGAACGACTTGCGCCGCTTGGCATCTTTACTGCCTTTTTTGACCTTACCCGTGACAGCGGTTTTTAACTTAGAACCGGGATTTTTACGTCTATACGCAGCAACACCCGCCTTTGTCATTCCCGCCCCAGACTTAGTAGAGCGGAAATTCTTTTTGTTACGCTTCGGCATCTCACCCTTTGAAGCCATAACGATTTACTCTATGAGCAGGGTCATTACATTGTCAGTGCCTGTAAAAGCAGAGACAAAACAACCATTATCAGCAAGTATACCGTCATTAGGGATATATACGTCATTCCAGCCCACAGGCAGGGTTAACTGAAGTATAATCTCACCCGTAGCACTACCACTACGTATGGTAAAAGCCGCAGCCGCAGCAGCGTTAACTAAAACGCCCTGCAACCTGCCCCGTGATGGGCCTACAAGAGCAGCAGTATCGCTTGCCGCAAAATTGTAAGCTCTAACCTCTTGACCAGCCATTTAGCTACTCCTTTAAGGTCGTATTACAGTGTTAAACGCTTGTGCATACATTACTGTAATGCGGACAGAACCTGCGTTAGTAGCAGCAGAAGATGTTACAGTCAAACGAATGTCTGATGCACCAGTGTTACCCCATTCTAAGGTTCCACCACCGCCAGCACCCAGTGCTTTGACGCCCACCGTAGTTCCTGACGCAACCGTATTGATAATAGTGTTTGCATTACCGCCAACTTCACCAACGCTAATGTTGGTAGTAGCATTAGCCGCAGCTACAAGATCAATGATACAGTTAACGATCTTAGAGTTTGCTGGTATTACGATATCCGTTACAACCGCTGCAAGAGCGCCACCTGCAAGACTCTGTACTGTGTCTTGACACATTACAACGTAACCTACGTTAGCAATGTCAGT